GTTTGATGAATACAATTTTTGGTCTTTGACGTTGAGTGCCAATTCACCAGTTTCAAGATCTGATAAACTTGGTGTTGCACCAGCCGTACTGGACCTTTTTAGTTTAATAATAGATGCCATCTAGTCAACCCCTTTCTTAATCTACGGTAGTACTGGGAGAGCCGAAGCCCTCCCAGCGATTTTAGTAATGTAGATTAGAAAGAACCACCGTCAACAATGGCGTCTAACTGACCGATAGCATAACCAGTACCACCAGTATCAACTGTTACTGTTGGATCTGCTTCCAAGTCCTTAAAGACTTTGAAGATGCCATCTGTGGCATCACGGAAGATACCAGCATACTTAGCAGTTGAACCTTCGTCATACAAGGCATAGAAACCAGTATCAACAGCATCTGTTTGGTTATTGGATGCCAACTTGATTAATGGATCCATAACTTCTAGAGTTGTTGTTGAGATGTAGGTTACTTCACCTTCAACGGTTAGGTTGCCGTCGATGTGTGTGTTACCAGCAACTGTCAAGTTTGTGCTGATAGATGCACGACCTGTGTGATTAAAGTGACCAGTTGATGCTGGGTCAGCAACAGTTAGATAGCTACCTGAGAGTGATGAGTTTAGACCGTCAATACGAGTGTTTGTATTAGCAAGATCTGAAGCTTGTTTTGCTTCTTGAGTATCAAGAGCAGACTGAACACTAGCGATATAACTATTTGTGTTACCCAAATCACTTGCTTGTTTTGCTTCTTGAGTATCAAGAGCAGACTGAACACTAGCGATATAACTATTTGTGTTACCCAAATCACTTGCTTGTTTTGCTTCTTGTGTATCCAATGCTGACTGAGTAGCAGTGTTTAATGCACGGATAGCTGTATTAGTACCAGTCAAGTTGGTGTTCAACTGAGCAATTGCCAAGTTGGTATTACCAAGACCACCACCTGATGAAGCTTCAACAGCAGCAATGTAAGTGTTGGTGTTAGCCAAATCACTTGCTTGTTTTGCTTCTTGAGTATCAAGAGCAGACTGAACACTAGCAATGTAAGTGTTGGTGTTAGCAAGATCTGATGCCTGTTTTGATTCTTGAGTATCAAGAGCAGACTGGACAGAAGCAATGTAAGCATTGGTGTTAGCAAGAGCTGATTCGCCAATACGAACAACAGTACCACCAGATTGCTTAGAATAGATTACACGGTCCGCAAGGTTAATCGCAACCTCACCTACCTCTAGGTCACCAGAAGCCGGAACTGCGCCGGAAGTACTGGACCGTTTAAGTTTAATTACGGAAGCCATTTTTAATATTCTCCTATAGGATTAATTTATTTTTTTTTGACATAGGTGGAAGACCACCTCGGATAACATGTTTCCCCGTAGGGGTCGTTTTTAGTTTATCCTCTTTAGAATGAGGATGAACCTCATCATTGATATTTTCAACCGGGTTCATATCGTATACTTCACCATCATAATCACTTTTACCACCGAAAAGACTACCGAACATATTAGTAAATTTGGTGTTCTGTTTATTCTTCTCTGTGAACTTTTTATCCAGATGATTTAATCTATCTTGAATAACTTTATTTAGTTTTTCAAGCTCTTTAACTCTCTCGTTTAGATAGGTGTTTTGAGACTCTAATATTAAATTTTTTTTAGTGAGTTCATTAATATGCTCTTGTTGCTTATCAATGTAGGTATTAATAACCTCTAATTTTTTACGATCAATCTCTTCCATGCTACTAGAAATCTCCGCCATCTAAAATATTTACGCCAAAGGTTGGTGTACCATTTGCAGCGATTTGAAGAATGTTACCATTCGCACCTGTAGCAAATCCCATTGTTGTAGTATTTGCACCAAATAGAACGCCGTCTTTCGTTAATGAACTGACACCTGTACCACCTTGTTCTACGCCGAGAACGGTCGATAGAATAAGTGTGGTGATTGTAGTGTTGCCAGTGAAGACCTGATTAAAGTTGTTAGCAGCACCACCGCCAACACCAAACGAACCAGTATATCTAGCACCACTAATATACACGGATTTACCAGTGAAGTCAATACCATTTGGTAAATTATCACCAATAAAATGTAGAACACCACTCTGGTAATCAAAGAACCATTCATCGTTATTACCAGAGCCAACACCAAAAACTTGATCGCCACCAGATGCTGCATTGGAAGCATCACCACTAGTATGTATATAAACTTTCACACCGTATGTGGCACCAATCTCAGTTGGAATCCAGTCTGTTGATCCTGTTTTCCATGTTCTGTTCGCTGTTGCTGTACCATCAGCAGTACACTCAACTGGTGCAGATGTCGGATAGACTGTGACGACACCAGACGACGATCCTGGCATGACTGAAGGAATGGAACCAGAGTTTTTCCAAACACGGTCACCACGAAGCAATAACGGACTTGCGATTGATTCGTTTGGTGCTTTCTTGTTAGCATTCGTATCTGTCTTCGTTAGACCATATCCAATCTTTTTGAATAGATAGTCTAACTTCTGTGCGTCGGAGATAGCCATTTAACTTGCGACTCCCACGCTTAGTGCTGTTACCGATTCACCACTCGCTAGAGCAATTCTAACCAAAACCACGTTACCTGTAGAATTGGACATGTTTTCGCTTCCTAGTGTTAGAGTCTTAGACCCACTTAGACTTGTACCTGTTAGAATTCTATCACCCGCAGTAAATGCACAACCGTCAGAACCGTTACCGCCATTCCCTGTATCACTACCAGGAACACCAGCACCAGCATATGTTACGCTTGTATCCAACCAACCGTTTAATCCACTTGAAGTATCTGTACCAGAACCAGGAGCAGCAATCCAACAACCTGAGATACCAGATGAACTGGTGATGCTTAGATCGAAGTTAGCAACTGCAACTCTACGGAAAGCAAAGGTAAAATATTGTGTGCCAGTGTCACCACTACGGTCTGGACCAACAGGTAGATATCCAGAACTATAGTCAGTAACATCGTGTTTCAATACGCCCAAACGAACCGTTGCTTCTTTTGTACCAGATACGCCTGGATCGCTTGATTCACTGTATAGACTGTTTGTGTAGAAGTTTGTTGAACCTGTGAAAGATGGTGTGTCTGTTGTATCACCACTGAAGTCAAATACACGAATACCATCATCATCATGTGTTGCTCCTAGCGAATCAGCAACAGGAATAGCCTGCTCAATAATACCAGATTGCCCGGCGGTATGTACCTGAATCTTGCCTGGGATTGAAGTGTAGGAACTTGTGCCATTGACGTTCTTTACTCTTATCTTAGCGGTGTCAATGGTTCTTACACTTGAAGATGTAAGTGGAATAGTAAGCGCACCAATTGCATAAGCAGAACCAACACCTGTGTTGACGATTGGAGTTCCACTTGATAGCATTGATGATGCACCATCGATATCTGAGTAAGAATAATCTTGACCAGTAAATGCAGAAGATGACGTGCCTTCTTCATTAGTATCAGTATCGATTTCTACAATGTTTGATTGGTTAGTATAGGCTTGACCAACAAGGTCATCTACCGTTGCTCCAGACAACGTGAGTGTTGGTGAACCTGTGTTGTAATAAGGAATACCAGAGATATAACGCTTTGTACCACCAGTGCCTTCAGCAAGTGTGCCGACAGATGCAAATGCCGCAGTAGCAGTCAAGTCATCTTTTAGAATGGCAACATAGTTTGTATCACCAGTTGCTGTGTGTCGCAATCTAAAGTCGCTCACACCAGTGCTTAGACCAGAGAGTGCCTTGCTGATATTTGCACTGAATACCTGATAGAAGTTTGAAGGATAACTACCATCCACTGAATTATAATCTACTTGACTTGAAACGACGAGACTCGTAAATGTACCTGTTTCACCACTTGTTGTGCTGAATGCCTTTACACCATCGTCGCTTCCATTAACACTCGCTGAAACGGTGCCTGAAGCGCCGTTGTAAGCGTTTGTAGCGGTGCTAGTAGAAAATGTGCCACTTGTATACCGTCTTGCTGTTGTAGTGTTTAAATCAGCACCAGCAGACAATGGATTGGTCGAACTGTTGTCTGAGAAACCAGAAGCGAGTCTTGGATATGAGCCAACAGAACTTGTACTCAAAGTGATAGATTTTGTGCTGAGATTAGCAGGTGCAGATGGAACCGCTTTCAAAGCAAACGTGACTGTCTCTGTGTCAGTCTGATATGTAAGATCTGGTGTGCCATTAGCAGTAAGAATGACAGCATAGTTGCCTGTACTTTCACCAGCATAATCGTGGTCGATTGTTGCACCGATTGTACCAGGAGATGAACCATCTTCGCTGATAGCAGCATTTACATCACCATCACCCCATGCATAACCATACAAGTCACCGTTCTGTGAAGTGTTGGTCATTCTGACTAACGCACGATTAGCACCAGTCAAGTCAGTGAAGTCATAGATTGATAATGCATTATCACCACTAGCATCAGATGTTGTAACTGCTGTGCCTGATAGATTTGCTCTTACATCTGGCTCAACGTGAACTGTGAATGACGTGCTGGTAAATGGACTTGATGCATGATCGCTTGTGACCTGTAGAGTACCAGTGTAATCTTGTGGTGTACCTGCTGCCTGATCTGAACTAGACAGCGTGTAAGTGTGAGCAATCGTTCCACCAGTATCACCATCAGCACCTGAACCAACATTAACGGTCTGTGTGTTGCCATCACCGAATGTATATAGGTATTGAATACCAAATGCAGCATGTGAACCAATCGTACTCTCTGTGGTATTAGTAAACGTGACAGCGTGACCTGAACTATTTTCTTCGTTGATACCAGTATTGCTGCTGAGTGTAACGCTTGGTGTATGTGTATCATAAATCTTAAATGTGCTAGTCGTATTTGCTGGAATAACTGCTGGGTCAGCAGTGTTGTGAGAGTCAAGCGTTAGTTTTACCACACGAGACATTTCAGACTCTGTATTAGCAGCAAATACATGAGAGATACGAGAGCCAGCAGAACCACCTGCATCTGAGTTATTGGTGATTACATCGTCTGATGAACCATCACCCCAATCCCATGTGAACTGAATCGTTGCGCTCCCAATATTTGTCGTGGTGTTCTCAAAGTATACTGTTGCACCATCGTCCCACTGCGTGATTGATGAACCACCAGATGCTGCGGCATAAGCAGCAAATCCGACAACAGGATTAGCAGTAGAGATTACGATATAATCGGTACGAGTGGAGGTCGCAGAACTACCCTCACCAGAACCACTAGTGTTACTAGCAGTGACCTGAACTGTAAATGGTGAATCAGTATTTGTGCTATATGTATGACTTGGTGTTGTGCTTGACGTGGTTGTGTTACCTGTACCATCACCCCAATTGATTACATACTGGTTAGCATTACCGACAGCAGTGATCGTAAGCTGTACGGTTAGACCAGCACCACCAGATGTTTGGTCAGCAACAAAAGAAACTGATTTGACGAAGGTATCGTTCCGAACGTTTTCGATGACTTCGTTTAGAATATCAATAGCATCTGTAGCTTTAGTTTCTGAGGTAAAACTTTGATATGCACCATCTGTGGTTAAACTCCCATCAGTTGGAGTTCCTAGAGGAAGTTCCATACCAGTATTAGCACCGCCACCAGCAGCACCCAATTCGTCATAGCGAGCAAGACGAACACCACCATTCGATGATCCGTCATGTACACGAATCGTCGTATGAGTAGTATCCATTGTGACTTCACCAAGGGCACCAGAAAACGTCGAATGCTGATTCGCCGTGCCTCTTCGTAATTTCATTTGTGTTGCCATAGCCTAAACTCTTTTTCTTTTTTATTTTATATATTTATAAAGATGAATTATACGTTACGTCCACTGATATCACCAAAGTCTCTTGTTTCTTCAACGCTATCGGTTAGACTTCCAAAGTCGTTTGATATGAAACCATTATCAATTTGAGGGACAGCAAGTATCATTAGTTTATTATTACTGTAAGATAGTTGAATATTACTACCACCTATGATACCATTTAGAATACCTTCATTTGTAATTCTCGTATTCGTGTTGGCAATGAATGCCTGTAAGTAAGTATTTGATACACCACCTGCACCAGCAATCACATTATCAATACGAGTGTTAGTATTTGCTAACTGACTAGCGATATATTGATTTGTGTTGGCTACAAATGATTGGAACTGGGCATTTGAAACTTCACCAGTACCGAGTCCTTCAAATCTTGCATTTGTATTAGCAATATACAACTGTAGATATGTATTCGATACATCGCCAGTACCACCGCCACCTCCACTGCTTTCTAATGTGACGACTCGTGAGGTTAGATTTGCGAAACGAGCATTAGTGTTAGCGAGTGCTGCTCTCTCAGTCTGTTGTACGTTAGTTATGAAGGCATTAGTATTTGATAAGAAACTAGCATCATTTGCTAATGCCTGTGATATTTCTTGTAGCGTATCAAGTGTTGAGTGTGCATTACCAATGAGGTTATCAAAGCGTTGATTGGTATTCGAAACAAAAGATTGGAACTGACTATTGGTTACAAGTGCTTCTTTTAATAAATCAGATGCTGTATTACCATCGCCCTCTTCATTTTGAAAACCTAATATCAGTTTTACACTGCTACCGTTTGCAGTTGCTGACGTGCTTAATGAGGTGTTACCCATGAAGATAGTATTACTGGATAAGAAAATACTACCAAAACGTCTTTGATTAGAACCAATATTGAATGTGTTGTTAGCAGCAGGAATAATGTGCTGTGTCTGTATTGTCGTGGTAAAGTTATTGCCATAGTATTCACCAGCAACAAACTTATTCTGCGCTGAATCGTATACTAGAGTTTTGTTATTTGCTACTGTAAAGTCAACGTCATCCAAACCGAGAAGACGCACTTCACCACCACCGCTGCTACCACCACCGTTAAGTGCTGCCATAGCAAGTCGTGTGACTTGTGCGCTAATCTGCTGCTTGAAACCTGAGAGATCTTCCTTTAGTTTATCCTCTAAAGGTTTTAGATCAGAAGGTCTACCATCACGCCCCGCTGGACCAACTGGACCTGCTGGTCCTTGCGCTCCGGTTTCACCTCTTGGTCCGATAAGACCACGATCTCCCCGTTTGCCCTGCGGTCCTTGTTCACCTCTTTCACCGGCTGGACCTTGTATACCTGCTGGACCCTGTTGACCATCATTACCCTTTGGACCTCTCTCACCTTGCTCTACAATAATCAGTTTTGGCTTCTCGCCATCTTCAGTTACAAAATTAATCTTTTTCAGAGATTTACGAATTTCACTTTTGGCAAGTTCCAGAGCAGCATTAAGTAACTTTGCTTTCTCTAGTTCGTTCATCTAATTTATTCCTCGTAATCGTCTGTGCCTAGATTTTCTAGTAGATTACTCATTTTCGCAATTAGTTTTCGATCCTCTTCATTCATTTCTACAGGTTCAAAGTTTTCTTCCTGCACATCTGGTTCGCTATCGTCTTCAATACCGTCATCATTCATTGGGCTGTCTTCATCAGACTCTTCTCTTTTAATCTGCTTGTCCATGTCACGAATCTCTTCTTCTGACATTTGTAGCACATTTTTACGAACCCAGTCAAGTGAATAAAACTTACCAATGTACTGTTCGACTTCACCCATAAGACGCATTCGCTCTGTCAGGACTTCAGCATTTTTCAATTCAGTAAAATAACTATCATGTGGAAAATCGTAGTAGAGATTGTCTCTCAACTCTTTCCATTGTTTGCGGTTGATAACCCCCTTGAGAACTAATTGAATCTCAAGGAGGTTATCGAACAAGTGGGTAAATCTAGCACGAAGTCTTTCAATAAACCGTGTAAACTTTAGTTCGTCCCGTGTAACCTCACTTGTTCGTCCGAGGTTGAACTGTCCTTCCGACTCCATTCGTGTGATGGGGACATTCAAAGACTTGTAAAGTTTACGACGGAAATAATCAACGTCATCCATCTCACCCAAGTTCTGACCACCTGGAAGCGTTGTGATTTCTGTTCCCCTGCCGCCTTCTCTGCGTGGGAGCCAAAAGTCTTCCATCATGGTCATAAATTTACGATCATCACGGACTTCACCGCTAGACGCATCGTATACCAATTTATTCTTATGCTTTGCCATCATGTCAGCAAGGTATTGTTCTGCTTTCATCTTAGGCAAGTTACCAACATCGATGTAGAAGATCCTGCGTTCAGGCGCACGAGACAATCTGTAAATAACTGTGGCATCTTCAAGTGTGCGAAGTTGGTTTAAAGGTTTGATTGCTTTGTGTAGATATCCCAACACCATTCTGTTTGATGGGTCCACTAATCCACTTGTCACATGACAAATGGAATCTTTAGAAATCTTTACAGCAGTCTGGTTGCTTTGTGCTGTAATACCTTTTGGATGATAGACATAATATTCATTATACCCTTTTTCCATTTTCATATTTGTGCGCTGGTCTGTCTGAGAAAACTTCTCACGCACCTTTTTAATTTTACGAGGGTCAATCTTACGGAGTTCTTTGATCCCATCTCGTGCTTTCTTCTCATCAATCATAATGTGATAGTACAAGCGACCGTCGATATACCATTGACGGAAAATATCGTGTGCTAAATTATTGAAGTCGAGTAGCTTAGTGATATTACCAAACTCTTCACGAATTCTGTCTTTGAGTGCTTTGGGTTCATCAATGTCATCTAGAACGATATTTACTGGAGATTGATTATCAACGATGATTGCTTCATTGACAATATCTTCAACAGCAGTATCACATTCAGGTTGCATGGACATTTCACGATACCGTGTGACCAATTCACCCTCTGATTTCGCAGCACCTTCTAAATCTACATAAGTACCATACGAGCCGCCAGCGACGACCTCCATAGCACCATCATCATGTGTGGGTTGAACAAACGATTTAACAGTCTCTTCCTGTTTAATCTCTTCTTTTGTTCTTGAAATTTCAAATCCAAATAGCTTTGCCATTATATCATTCCCTAAAGAGGTTTGTTATTCTATTTATTTATACAAACAAAAAACGGGGACCGAAGCCCCCGTTTCTAAAATTATGTGGTCGTATTAACCGAATAGTGCGTTAGTAACCTGACCAACAACACCTTCACCTGCTTGCCAGTAATCGTAAGCAAATGTTACATCGAAAGTTTCGACCGTATCATTTGTACCCCAATCTAGTGCGATTGAAGCGACTGTGATTGGAAAGATACCAACAAAGTTATAGGTACGAATTGGTGCACCCGTTTTACTAAACTGTGTCACAGTGGCGCTCTGTTTGTACTGTACAGTAGTAGCAAGAGCAGGTGATCGTAGGTTACTTTGTAAACCATTGATAGCATTAGACCAACGTTCCATGCCATCACGGATTTGGAAATCTTCATCATTCATGATGGTAACAGTCCAATCAGGAAATGTTCTGTTACCGGCAAGTTTGACTTGACGACCAAAATAGTTGACTGTTGCTTGACCAAGTGTTGCTTCAGGAATCTGAGCAGCCTGCACCATAAATGATGTTTTTACAGTTGAAGCAAGGTCAACTGGATTATTGATGGTTACCTGAAACAGATTGGGGCGTGCACCACCAAGTGCTAACTGTCCCTGAAACCCTGTGATATTAAATGCCATTTATTTGACTCCTTATCTTTATATTATTTATATTAAACCTGACCAACAACTTCACTAAAATCGACACCAGTTCTAACTGCGACGAAGTTTAGTTGGATGAAGTTGATTGACCGGGCTGGTTTGATAAAGATGTCACCAATGAACTCGTTACGATCAATGACTTCAGGTGTGTTGTTTGATTCATCACAAACAACTCGGAAATCAGTGATACCACGACGACCCTGAACATCCCGTAGGAATGGCTCAACTAGGTTGACGAAGTTAGCACGAGTGAATTCATCGTTGAACTCGAACAAGGTAAACTTGGAAGCAGTAGAAATTGACTTCTCAAGGACGATGAAGAGTCTGCGGACATTAATTCGGTCAAAGGCGCTTGGTTTGGCAAGAAGTGTCTTATCGCCAAATAGAACTGTACCCTGACCTGGGAATGATACGACTGGGTTGACACCAGCCTTATAAAGAACATCACGCTCTGCTTTATTTGGATTGAAAGCAAGTTTGATAACATTCTTGATATTACCACGGTTGAAACCAGCAGGTGAAAACCATGGGTCACGCTGTTGATCTGTGCGAACCATAGTGCCGCCTGTATCACCGTTTAGTGGTACATAGCGATATACATCGTTGAATTTATCGTATTGATACTTCCAACCACTATCCATTACACCGTATGAAGATGATGGGAGAGTGTTACGATATGCTACGATATCTTCTGCTTGCTTACCAGAGTATAGTGCGTTATTAACAACATCAGCACGCTCAGGTGATAGTAGAGCAATACAATCCAAACGCTTCTCAGCAATGTTATTGATGAGATGAACTGCACGAGTTTGGTTAGCAGCAGCACCAAGGATGAATGAGATATCTGTTTCATCAGCGTTACTGAACTTGTCATAACCGTCGATATAAGCAGCATCGCTAGGTGACTGACCATCACGACCATTTACCATTGATACGCTTTGTGGAGTTGTTCCACCAGTAAATGTTGCTGTTGCTTTGCTACCTGCATTAGTGTTGCTTGAGTTATGACCAGCCCACCAGATGTAGTTAGAACGATTGTTAATGACGTTTACATAGTAGTTTGAGTTACCTTCTGGTGTCTTAGCATCAGATGCCATTGAGACAGAAGCATGACGTTCAATGACTTGATTTTTAACACCAGTCCACTCGCCGTCTTCATCGATGATAGCAATATGCATTTCATCACCTGAACCACCAGCAGTGGTAGCGAATGTTGAAGTGCCTGGAGCAGCATCAAACAGATTGAAATGTTCCCAACGACGATTAACAGCATTTGATTGAACTTTGGTACTATCGTCTGCTGTACCTAGTTGCTGGCGAGTTGGTGCTGTCTCTAGTGTGATTGAACCAGCAGCAACAGCAGAGACTTTTAGATCGCCACCAATATTAATGGTTGATGACTGTAGAGAAATTCTATCACCAACTGTAACATCAGTTGACAAGTCGATGTTTGGACCTGTGGTCAAATCTGAGCTAGTATTAGCACCCTTAGTTAGAACTGTTGTGCTACCAGCAGTGAAGACTAGGTTAGCAGATAGAGTTGACTCGAATGCACTTGCTGAAGCACAAACGGAAATCTCTAGTGAGTTACCGAGTTCGCCTGGATACTTAGCAACCCAATCACCAACACCTGAGATACCTGAAGAATAATTGCTATCATAGTCATCGTCGTTTTTGATGACGGTGTTGACTGTGTTACCTGCATTTGCTGTAGAGTTACGAGCAGCAGTAGTATCTGAACCACTGTCACTTGGCTCAACAACACGAACAACCTGTAGAGCATTTGAATATGCTAGGAAGTTTGATGCTGTAAAGAAGTCATCAGCAGTGTTTGCATTTGGTGTTTGAAAATTATTGACCAAAGCATTTTCGTCTGTTACTAAGACGATTTGGTCAGTTGGACCCCAACGGAAATGACCGGCAATACCGGCACCCGTTGTTTGTACGGCAGGAACAATAGTTGTGAGATCAATCTCACTTACATTCACGCCTGGAGATACTTGGAAAGGCATTTCTTTACTCCTTATGTTGAAGAAACGAACGTATCAATTCGTTTTTATTTATAAAATAACTAATTTACTTAGTTAATTAGACTAAATAATGACATGGAACATAGCAAAGAAACCAAAGATAAAATACGTCAAGCGAGATTAGGTCGCAAGTTTTCTGATGAAACAAAGCAGAAAATGAGTGATAGTCATCGTGGGAAGGTGCATAGCGAAGAGACAAAGAAAAAAATTAGTGAGTCCATGAAGCGTAAAAAAGAGTCAGCGACTATCATTAATCCTTGGTCAGACTAGTCATAGAACCCTCGTAAGTCCTCTAGTGAATAGTGATCCACTCGCTCTACCTGTGGTGTATCGTCAATACCATCATCATAGAAACCGAATGGAAGCATCTCTTCGTCTAGCAATTCTTCTTTATCGGCAAGATATTTTTGACGAATATCAGAATTAGTCAAGTCTTTGAAATATTCCTGACGGATGAGCCAACCAAACAACACAAGACACATTGCCAAGTCGTCATGATGCCCTTCATCTGCTTCGTAAGAATCTTTCTTTGAAATGAAGTTTGACAGTTCTTCGATAACATCAAAGTCCTCAATAACAATCTTTTGGTCTTCCACCAAGTCTTTGAGAGTAGAGCAACCAATTCTTTTGACCTGTTTGGTTGTTCTGACACCAAATTGTGTATTCTTACCAAAACCAGCACCAATTCTTTGACCTGCCCTGCCTTTCATAGCAGTGATGAATAGATTCTCATACTCAAGGTCACGATACAAAATATTCGAAATCTGTTCACCAATATCATTGATCTCTACCAATACAAATGCTTTATTGAAATTGTTAGCAACATTGTAGATGAGTTCAGGATAAATCAGAGGTGAAATATTCTTGTCTCTATACTTAGCAACCACACGATATGGTATATCGCTTACATCGATGACGACAAATGCTGAATAGTCACCACCCACACCCCTTGCCGTGTCAACGACGATTACATACTCATGACCCTGTTGTATCTCTTCATACTGGTCAAAGCCCTGCTTCTGAAACATGGGGCGAACAAACGCTAGGTTGCGAAGCGTATTAGCATTGATGAGAGTATTGGATGTGCCTAAGAAGTTACAAGCAAACTCCTGGTCAAAGGACTCCTCACTTGTGTTGGCAATCTGCTGCACTTTCCAATCATCATCACGCCCTGGTGTCTCCCACCAATTCACAGCAAGTGGAATGAAGTTGCTGCGTTCCTCTTCTGCTTCTACCCACATTTTATAGAAGTGATTCATGCCCTTTGGTGTAGACACGATAATCATTTTGGTTTCTGTACCAGATGAAATCGTAGGATAGACTGACTTGAAAAATTCATCAGCAATATTATGCTGAACAAATGCAAACTCATCTAAGAAGACAAGCGAGAAAGACTGACCACGAGCAGCAGAGCCTGTAGTCGATGTAGCAAGAATCTTTGACCCATTCTCTACTTCGATAGAACCCTTGTTCCAAGTCAGAATCCCCTGCTGTAACCATAGCGGTAAATGCTCGTATGCTTTCTTGATACGGTCAAGAAGTTCTCTAGCCAGTTCTGCTTTGTTAGCAAGAACAGCAATATTTTTTTCTGAATTGAATAGGAGGTAGTGAAGAATGAAACCGACCACAGCAGTTGACTTACCAGACTGTCGTGGCATTTTTGTGATAACAAACCGATTTTCATTGAATGTATTAATCATCCGCTCTTGATATTCATACAGGTCGAGAGGAATCAATCCATGGTCAACGTGGACGATCTTAACAAATTTCTTGATAAAATAAATTGGATCTTTAGCGCATTTTACATAATCTTGAATTTGGTCTTGTGTAAATTCAATATTCACCCCAACCTTTTTCAGATTAGGATTTGACAAATAAGCATCAGACATTATTTCTCACTTTTCAATTTTTCAATCTCTTCTCTATTTTTCTTGATAAACTCTTCGTTCTTCTGAATATGAGCGTCCTGGGCAGCGTCAATCAATCGCTGAATGCGAATGCCCTTCTCTTCCTCTGTATCCTTGTGTAACTCTGCATCAATGACCTTTTCAAGTTTCAGATACAGAATACGCTCATTGGGTACATATCGCCAGACGTAACCACGGTCACTGTATACACCAAAAACTGTTTGTCGCATACCAATCTTTAGAATGGTTGCCTCGGCACCGTCTAGTAAGACCTTATCACCCTCGTTGAATGCTTTATCGAACTGAAACGCAATACCCTTTGATAGACTTGTTGCAAAGTCCTTGAACATGATAGCAATAATAACAGATACTAGAACTGCTATCCATGGCAACATTACTTCTGTTGCTTCCCATGAAAGGTTAGATATCGTTGTTGGTTCCATCGTCTTTTCCTTGGATTAGTTTCTGTAAGTCCGCAGTTGAACCGACAAACAAAGCATTATT